TGTTTTAATATAAATATACAAATACAATTTTTTCGGACATAAAAAAAGACCGCGGTGTTGCGGCCTATTTATAATATACTTTATGTGTCTGAAGGAAATTGTAGTACTTACTTCTGGAAGATCTGGGTTTTGGAGTGTGTTTATAATTAAGCCTATTTAATTCTTCGTGTATAACATTACAATTTATATCAAGCTTTTTGGATAGTTGAAATGCTGAGCCGGCTTCTATTTTTTCTCCGGTTTCAATATTTTCGCATATTACAGTTCCTTTACTTGCCCTGGATTCTTCTCCTATTTTTCCTAATTTTGATTCGGTAGCTTTTATAGAAAGTAGTCGCTTAGTTTCATCTGATCTTTTTGTTCCTACACTTTTATTTGTATTTTTCCACCCATTATTTAAGTATTCTAATTCTTCTGTTGGATGAATTTGTATACATTCATTAGTAATTGGATTCAGCATCCATTTACGTCCTCTTCTATAATTAGCTATTTTTTGTTTATGAGCAGTTGATTTTTCTTTTTTCCACATAGGCATAAGAATTTCTCTGGCTTCTTTATACTCTTGTTCTGTTAAAGTTTTTGAACCGTCGTAGGACATTCTGTGAAAAGCCCAGTAAACTTTATAGGAATATAAAGAATGATCTTTGAAGCACTCCACCAATATTTTGTGGACCCTATAGTGTTCATCTGCAGTAAGTAATACTATTGAACTCTTTTTGCCGAAAGATTTGGGTATTATGTGATGGGCTTCGTAGTAAGTTTCACCATCTTTTGTTCTATCTTCTTTGATAGCCTGTCTAATTATTTTGAAATAAGTTGCGAGCATAAAAAAACCTCCTTTATAATAAATATAGGAGGTTTTATGAAATTAAAAATTAAGCTTAATAATTTTAATAATTTAGTTCTGCGTAATCCATTCCCAATGATAAAGTCAACATTGTAGGATCGGCAGTTGCCCAATCGTAAGAACCAAATCCTGATTCTTTGATGAAAGCGCCTTTGATAACCCACTCGGAAACTACGTCTCCAACTGGACCCAAAATTGCTAAGCTACAGTCCTTCTTATAGAAGTCAGAATAACCATCGCGGCCTGTTACAGATTCGTGGTGTAATCTTACCCATTCCATTACGGCTTGTTGGCCTGATGGAGATATTGGGCTATATAATTCTAAAGCGATGTCCTTCCACTCTGCTTTACCTTTTAACTTACGGTAAACGTTGATGTGTTCTATTTTGATCTCTCCTAAAGTAACGCCTGGAGCATCAGCTTTTTTGATCAAATATGAAGGGATACCGTCTATATAGAATACGAAGCGATTCTGAACCATTGGTTCGAAGCTTGTAAACATTATTTCTGATGGATCTAAAATTGGCATTTGTTCTTATTTTGTATAAATATCTGTGATCTAATTATTTAGAACCTTTGAAAGCAGATGGTTTAAGCTTTTTGTGCATTAAAGTAACGTCAGCCTTTTCGTCTGGGTGTTTGCTTCCTGCAGCTTTTAACGCAGATGGAGCTACTAACTTCTTGATTAACTTTGTATCTTCAGCTGTATCGTCGTGCTTTTTTGTTTCTTTGATTTTGTGCTTGCGCTCTTCGAATTTACCTGTTTGAACGCCGTGTCCTTGACCTGGAGCATTACCGCCAATTGTCTTATCCATGTGCTGTTTAGCAGATGTGCCTACTTCACCGGCAGCTTGTTTAAATCCTTTAACGCCTTTTAAACCTTGAGCTTTCATTTTCTTAATAACGTCTTTAATATAAGCCGCAGAAAGACCAACTACTGGTAATAATCCAAGGATTGCACCCAATGTATTTTCGTCTACTTCTTTTAATTTTTCTTTCTTCTCTTGCATTCTACTTGCGTCCTTAACGATTTCTCTATTTGGAGTCAAAGTACGGAATTTTTCAATTTGAGTAGCTTCTTTCATCTTCTTCTTAGTTTCACCCAAAGATTTCTTAGCGCTTACTTTGTTAGTATACGCGTCGTCTTTAACGAAAGCTTTTCCTTTGTGAGCGCCACCGCCTTTTTTAGGCTCTTTATCTGTGTGCTTAGGAGTTGGTTTTGCAACTTTAGCTTTTTTGCTGTAATCGTCCTCTTTAGCAAATTTATTGCCTTTGTGACCGCCTTTGTGTTCTTTGTCTCCTGCTTCTAATAAAGCCTTTCTAAGAGCTGACTCGTATAAAGCTTTAGGAACTTTGATTCTAACTAATGTGCTATTTTTCATTATAGTTGTTTGTTATAGTTTATTATTGGGCAAATGTTGCGCCAGTTGGTAAAATGTTAAAGTCTAATTGGATAAATTCAGCCACTCTTGTAGGTTGTAAGTAAATGCTACCCACTAAAATGTTTCTATCGATTTGGTCAGGAGTATTGTTAGTGCTGTCCATAATTACTTGGAAAGCGTACAATCCTTGCTTTTGTTGTACTGATTCTAAGTACGGGTTAACTTGGTTAACAAATTTGTTCCAAGTAACTTGAGTATTAGGTTCGAATACCAAAGTTTGACCAACTTGTCTGATATATCTTTTCAATGAGATCAATAATCTTCTTACGTTTACTCTGTCCAATGCAGTTGCTTTCGCTTGCAATGTCTTTTGACCGTAGATAACTGTACCAACTCCTGTAAAGGTAGCAATTGGGTTAACTTTCGCAGCGTACAAGTTGTTTCTATCTGTAAGAGATAATCTTCTTTCAGGTTGTAAAGCCGTAGCCAAACCACCTCTATTTAAACCTGCTGGTGCCCACCATTCTGCAGCAATCTTATCGTTGTACTCGTATACAGCTGGTACTAAAACTGAAGCCGGTATAAAGTTCATTCTTCCTGTCTCTGCAGATTTGATTTGAATCCAAGGCCAATAAGTAGCGCCGTAAGAGTTATCGAAGCTTGTAGCCGCGCTAGTTACGGTAGCCAATTGTTGATTGTATCCAACCAAGTCTACCACTGAAATACTATCACCTCTTGTGCTTGATAAAGTCAATAAGTTGTTGATTTCTGTTGGAGCATTTTGGTTGTTTAAACCTGGTGCGTATATGATATTGAAGTCGTACTGATCTTGGTTAGCTAATAAGCTAATAGCTGTATCGTAGTCAGGACCGTAAACTCCTTGAATATTGCTTGTTGGGCTAGAATAAATTGATGTTACTGTAGGAATATTCTCAAACATGTTTAACGCAGCTTGACCGTAAGATCCCCAATACTGACCAATTGCACCGCCGAATCCACCGTTATAAGATCCTGAACCAGATTGAGGTAAAGAAGCTGTATATTGGTTTTGAGGTTTACCAGTTTGATCGAAGTAGTTAGGAGTTGTGTTAACAGAAGCAACGTATACGTACTTAGACTTGTTAGCGTAGCTACCAGTGTTTTGTAAGTAATAAGCTCCTGTACTTGCGTCCTGAGTCAATGTTTGATATTGATCACCGATTACGTAAGAGATAAAGTTAGTTTGGTTTGGATCTAAAGATAGATTTGACCAGCTTTCTAATACGTTCTTATTGTTCTCGTAGTCATCACCACGTCTAATGTTCAATGTAAATGTACCAGATCCAGTGTTGTATCCAACGATCTCCCATCTAACGTTAGCAGCAGATCCTGAAATTAAAGAACCTTGGTTACCTGATGCAGTAGCGTTGTTCATGATTGTACCAACTGAAAGGGTATTCAATTGGAAAGCTTGAGCTCCACCTGTAGAAGCTACGCTCGCTGTTGCTACCGTGTAAGAACCTGAAGCTACTCTTGTTACTAATAAAGACGCACCGCCTTGGTTGAAATAGTTCAACGCAGCAACGCTTGTTAAATATTCTAAAGTAACACCTCCAGAAACGAAGGTAGAACCGAATATTTGCTTGTATTGTGAATAAGAAGTTACTAGAGTTGGGTTGTTTACCGGTCCTAATACTGTTGGACCTACGATAGCTGCACCTGCAGTTATTGGTCCCGCTGTTATCTGTGTTTGATCGTTCTCGTTTAAGAAAACGCCTGGACTAATGAGTGTTTCGGCCATTTAATGTTATTTTTTAGCTACTAATAAATATAGACCTATTTATCAAAACACTTTATTGAAATTCTCCGGTATTAATATTTATGGAAACTGTTCCGTAAGTATCTTTTAACTGTTGGAAGAAATCGAACTCTCTTGATCTAATGTCTTTAATTTTCTTGGTTAAATCGTCTATCTGAAGTTCTAAGATGGTCTTTTGGTAATTTAATTCTCCTAACGCCGATGCTACCTCTAAGGCGTCCTGTTTTAAGAGGTTCAATCTTGCTAATTCGTCCTCTGTAATTTTACTTGCTTC